TGTGGGGAATCAATCCACTCAACCCCGGACCTGCTCGCGCATGGTTTGATCGTCAATCTGAGAAAATCCAAAATCCACCAATGAAAAACTGGTTTGCAATCACAAACAAATCCGAAGCCTCCGCCGAGGTCTGCATTTACGAAGAAATCGGCAGCTACGGAATCAGCGCCAAGGCGTTTCTGGACGAGATCAAAAACGTCGGAAATCGAAAGATCACGCTCCGCATCAACTCGCCCGGCGGCGAAGTATTCGAGGGGCTGGCGATTTACAACCGGCTCCGCGAACATCCCGGCGGAGTGGAGGTCAAGATCGACGGCATCGCCGCCAGCATGGCGAGCGTAATCGCGATGGCCGGCGCTCCGGTCACGATGGCGAGCAATGCGCTACTCATGGTCCACAATCCAAGCGGCCTGTGTGTCGGGAATAGCGACGACATGCGCGAGCTAGCCGACATGCTCGACAAGGTTCGCGGTTCGCTGACCGGCGCGTATGAGCGCAAGACCGGCAAGAGCACGGAAGAAATCGGCGCGATGATGGACGCCGAGACATGGATGACCGCACAGGAGGCAATGGATGCCGGATTCTGCGACGAAATCACCGGCGAACTGAAAATGGCGGCGAGCGTCGGGAAGCTGGCGCTGACCGGAAAACTTGCAGAACGGGAAAAAGAGTTTGACAAAATAGTAAAGACGCCTAAACAATCAACGCCAATGAACAATCTGCCCGAAACTCCCGCCACTGAAACACCCGAAACGCCAGCGCCGGAGATCACCGCGCCGGTTGCTGAGACTGCCGCACCTTTGCCGGAAGTCGTGACCATCACCGCCAACGCCGACGATCTTCGCGCCGAGGGTGCCGTTGCCGAGCGCAAGCGCATCGCCGACATCCGCGCATGGGCCGGGGTGGTTGCGAAGGCGCACAAGTTCAACCTCGACAAGCCGGTGACGGATTTCATCGCCAGCGGTCAATCGCTCGCCGAGTTCAAGGAGCACGTAATCACCAATTCGTTTCGGGCTGAAAGCCTGAACACCGCCACCGATACCAGCGGCGCGCAGGGCAACACGATGTCCCGCGAATCATTCAACAAACTTTCGCCCTACAACCAAAGCGAGTTCTGCAAAAAGGGCGGAAAGCTCACCGACTAACCACTCACCCAACCAATCAACTAAAACACCACTATGGCCGCTCCTACTAACAACAACACGCTTACGAATCTTATTCCCGATGCCTACGCCGCGCTTGACGTGGTGAGCCGGGAACTCACTGGCTTCATTCCGACCGTAGCTCGCGACTCCCGCGCAGACATGGTTGCCGTCGGACAGACGCTCCGCTCCGCCGTCGCTCCGGCTAACACCGCAGGCGCGGACATCACGCCCGCGATGGCGATTCCGTCCGCAGCGAATCAGACGATCAGCAACAAGTCGCTGACTATCACAAAGTCCCGTTTCTTCCCGTTCTCCTGGAGCGGCGAAGACATCATGGCCGTCAACAAGGGGCCGGGCTATTTGAGCATCCAGCAGGATCAAATCGCGCAAGGGTTTCGCGCCGCTCTCAATGAAATCGAGGCTGACATCTGGAGCGCTGCGAGCCTTGGCGCTTCCCGCGCTTTCGGTGCAACAGCGAACACTGCGCCGGTCATTGGCGACTTCGCGTCCGCGAAGAAAATCTTGGACGATAACGGCGCTCCCGGTTCTGACCGTCACGTCGTTCTTTCTACTGCGGCAGGCGTTGCGGTTCGCGGTTTTGCCAACCTCTACAAAGTCAATGAAGGCGGCGACACTAGCCTGCTTCGCCAAGGTTTGCTTGGCGATCTTTACGGCTTCAGCCTCCGCGAGTCCGCGCAGGTCGGCAGCCAGACCGCTGGTTCGATGGCAAGCGCAACCTCCACCAACGCCGCCTTCACGGTCGGCCAGACCGTAATTCCTCTGGCAACCGCTGGAACAGGCACCGTGGCCGCTGGCGACATCATTACCTTCGCCAATGACACCAACAAATACGTCGTGGCGTCCGCGACGTTTGCCGGTGCCAACCCGGCATCCGGCGACAGCATCACGCTTGCCGCGCCCGGTCTGCGCGTTGCGCAGTCTGCGGCGACCCGCGCCATCACGGTGTTCGGCACTTCCTCACGTAACATCGCGTTTAGCCGCAATGCCATCGTGCTTGCCACCCGTCTCCCGGCTATCTCGCCGGAGGGCGACATGGCGATTGATCGTCAGGTCATCACCGATCCTCGCACAAACCTCAGCTTTGAGCTGGCTTGCTACCCAGGCTTCCGTATGAACACCTACCACGTTTCTGTTGCGTGGGGCGTCACGGTGTTCAAGCCGGAACATTCCGCAATCATCATCGGCGGAGTCTAGCACTAACTGAACATAACTACAAAGCGCCCGCTCGGCTAACAACGGGCGGGCGCTTTTTGTTTCATGGCATCACGCATCACCGCAGCTTGGGAAAGGCTTTACAGCGCGCAGACCCGCACGCTCGCCGACACCGCGACCTCCGACCTCGGCACGCGGCAGGCGACGGTTGGCACCGTGACGGGCAACTGTATTCTTGGCGTGGCGGCGCTTTCGGACGACCTGCAAATTGACGGATTCGCCCAGGGCGGGGATTACGCTTTCACCATGCTAGCCAGCGCGTTTGAAGTGCCGCCAGAGGCGCAATGCCCGGTTCGGCTGCCAGGCATTGAAGCGGCGCTTGTGCTGCGCGACTTCGACCTCAACAACGGGGTGTATCAAATGACGGCAATCGACCCGAGCAAGCGATGAGCAACCCCAGCCTAGAATCCCTAGTTGAGTCCGCCTATTCCGCCGCGCTGCGGACAAACCAGACGGAACTTGCCGACATCCGCATCAACCTCGCCAGCAGCGGACTAAACCAGACGACCACGGCGGCAGACGACAACAGCGGACGCCCAGCAACAACGCTGCCGATTCCGTGCATCCGGCTGCGCGCCGAGGCGACCAGCGAAACGATCGGTTCGCTCAACACGCCGAAATGGGCTGTCCGTTTGGAGGTCGAGGTAGAACAAAAAGCCAACGTCGGCGAAGGCGACGGGCCTACGCTTGACGACCTTTACAGCCTCGCCACGCGCCCGTTTTACTACGGATCCCCAACGCTCGCCGCCACGCTGGAAACGGGCAACGCCGCACTCCGGGTGCATGGCGTGAGCAAGCGGGGCGAGGCGCTTGAACAGGAGCAGCTAGAGGCCACGCTGGTGCGCCGTAGCACGGTTACGATTCACTGCGCGCCGGTCACGATTTCGTAGAAACTTAACGCTTGCAAATAGTCAACGCCACTTTACTATTTCGCCCATGCCGAAGCTCGACACAGCACCAAGCGCCCAACCAGCCGACTCGGCATCCCTTTCCCCGCTAGAGCAGGAGCTTGTGACGCGCGAGGCGTTTCTCGCCACGCTGGAAACGGGCACCGAGGGGCACCGCGTCCATTCCGAAATCGTCGCCAATCTCAAACGCCAACTAGAAAAACCATAACTTATGTCCGTAACACTTGTAGGGACCGCCGGTCCCGCTTTCGCACTTCCAGCCGCCGAGCTTTTCGTTGACGCCGAAAGCGTCACGCTTGATGTCGCTCCGCAGTTCATCAAAGAGAAAACGTCGTTTGCTGGCATCATCAACAATGTTGCATATGGGCCAATGGAAGCATCGCTTTCAATCAGCGGAAAGACCAAGACAAAAAGCGTGAGCGGCCCTTACACCGGATCGCTTTTGCTTTCGGTGCTCGGCACCGCCTTTTCTCCGGTCACGACTTACACCACCCTCTCCGCAGGCACTCCAATCACCGCCATCTTCGGCGCTCCGACAACCGGCCTATATTTGGAGAAAGGCAGCTTGAGCTACGGAGAAGGCGATTACGTCGGATTTTCCGTGGATTACAAAGCCAGATCAGGAATTACCTAACCACCAAACAACGGAGCCGGAACCGTAGAAGCGGCACTCAGACATGACGACAGAATCACTACCGCAAAAGCAGGTTTTCGGCTGCGACAACCTCACGCTGGCAATCACATTGAAAACCGCCGGATGCGATTGGGCAAACGACGGAAAGCACAGCATTTGTGGGCTGAATAAATACTCGCTCGCATTTATTCGCAGCCACCCGCTTTACGAAAAAATGAAGGGGCTAAGTCACGAGGAAGCAATTCGCTACCTTTGGCGCAACGGCCAACCCGGAAACATAACCTATTTTTTCGAGAGATCGCAGACGCTTCAATTAGTGTGTGAAGGATGGGACAGTCAGGCGGCTCCACAGGATGACAAGCCTATTCCCGAAATCGAAATTGACGAAAGAACACTGGGAGCGGCAGCTTACAAGTTATCGCAAATGCGAACAAAATTTGTAGGCAACAAATCGGTGAAACCGTTCTGGAGAGACAGGGACGAGAGCGGCAACCTATTCGTGCCGGCCATCGCGCACACGACCGGGACCAGCAGCAGCGAATCAACTGGCGACAAGTCAACCCGCACCATCATTCGTGACGCGCGCATGAAAGCCGTGGAGGTCTAACATATGGAAACTGAAACACCCGCAGTTGCACCCGAAGCATCCGCCGAGCTTGGCGTTGCTCACTACTTCAAAGGCAAGCGCCTTGAGCCTTTCAGCTTCGCCCGCCAGTCCGCATTTCAACGCCTCCGCGTCGGCAGCGAATCCACAATCGAATCGGCTGCAATGCTCGTCTTTCTGTGCCTGCAAAAGCCGGAACGGATTGACCGCGCACGCGGCGAGGAAGGCTGCGCGCGCTTCCGCCTCGATCTTTCCGCATGGGCAGACGAGCAGAAAATCGGCATCAGCTACACGGATGAGGCGGGCGTTTTGCATGGCAGCAAAGCCGGCCACGAAGTGCAGAAGATCGCGTCCGAAGTATGGTCAGAAATCGCAGCAGCCGAGAGCGAGCCGGACCTTAAAGATGAGACAGGAACCGAAAGCCCAAACGCATGACGCCGGGATGGGAGGCGTCCTACGTCGCCAAAGTCTCGGCAGTTCTCAACGGCGCGATCACGCCGCATCAAATCCGTTGGGAGCTTCCGCTCGCGGACGGGCTGCGCTTCGTGACGTATTGGTGGAATCACTTTTACGAACGGGCCATCAGCGGCACGGTGTTTCACGGTGTGGATTGTCGGAGCGTCCAGCGCGAGGAAGAACAGGAAGGCGGGGAAATCGTATGAGCGCGACGCTAACTTGCGACCTGACCAAGTTCCGAAAGGCGCTGGCAAACGTTGCGCTCGCATCGAAAAAGCCGCAAGCCGAAATCGTGAACAAGGCGCTTAAAGACACAGCCTTTCGGGCCGCTCAGTTCACGCCTAAAACCACGGCGGCAAAGGTGCGCGCCGGTCTGCCGAGGGAAATGCTTATGCGGATGGCGGCGAAGCATCTTTCGGAAAAGCGCGGCAAATACACGAAGGAAGAATTGCGCGCGACCGCTGCCAAGATTGCCAAGCGTCGGCGTTCCGGCATCGGTGGCGTGCGCGCTGGCTGGATTCCGGCCATCCTGGCGCTTGGCGGAACCTATCGCGGAGCCAAGGCCAAGCCGGGCGGCAGCGCGGCGAAAGGCACGGCGAAAAAGGCCGGTCTGTTTCGCATGGCCGGACTTATTCGAAACTCGGTTGTCACGACGCAGTTTGCCAAACGCACAAACACCGGAGCGGGCAACATCGGCTTTGCAGTCAATGCGCTCCGCAAGGCTATTGTCTTTGTGACGAATGACCGTCAAGCCTACGCCGAACGAAAGGCGGGCGTAGGAAAAGTTCTCGTCAAATACTCAGACAAATAATGGCTACACAAAGTTTAGAGTTCCGCTCTGGCTTGGACGATTCCAAGTTTCAGCAAGGTCTGAAACGCATGGAAACCGGCGCGCAGAAAAGCACCGGCAAGATAGCTGGAATGATGAAGGGGATCGGCGTTGCCTATGCCGCAAAGAAAATCTTTGATGCCGCCAAGGGCATTGCCAACATGACCGGCGACCTGTCCGACCAAGCCAACCAGCTCAACATGAACGTCGAGAGCATGCAAAAGCTCCAAGGCGTGATGGCACAGGGCGGAGTGGACGCAGATAAGTTTGTGATGGGCATGCAGAAAATCGGAATGGCAATGACTACCGCGCGCGAGGAAGGCGGGCCGACGCTGGAAAACTTCGAGAAAATGGGCATTAGCTTCACGCAAATTGCCGACGCGGGAGACGACACGGAAAAGGTTTTTCGCCTCATGGCTGATGCGCTGGAAAAGAGCAACGGTTCATTGGATGTTCAGAACGCCGCGCTGGAAATTGTCGGCGCGAAACAAGGCAAGATGGTCGGCGTAATGAAGGCCGGGACACAGGCGATTGACGAGCAGGCTAAGAGCGTGGCAATCCTAAGCGCGCGACAGGTGGAATACGGCGACCGCGTTGCTGACGTTGCCGAGCAGAAGGCCAAGAATCTGAAAATCATGGCGGCGGAAAAGGCGCTGATGGGATCGCAGGCGATTGGCGTTGGCGGCGGTATGAAGGACAAGGTGGATGCGCCGACGTTCGCCAAGTTCAGCGGACCTGACCCGCGCGCGCTCGCCGCCGAAAAGAAGGCGCTCGAAATTCGCAAAGAGGCTCTTCAAGTTACAATCAAAACGGCGGAGGAAAATCACAAGTCGTCAATGGAGGCCAAGGATGCCGCACGCGAGGCGCTGATGGCCGCGCTATCAGGTCAGCGCGCAGCTAGGCCCAGCAGCAAGGAGCGTCGCGTTAATCGCATGATGGCGGAGCTTGAAAACCCCACGGACAGAAAGACCGGATTGACCAGCGGCACACTAAGCAGGCGGTTGTCCCCAGGCGAAAAAGTAACGACCTTAACGACCGGAGACCTTTCATCTCAGTCTCGCTCGCTGATGGCAAGAGGCGGCGCAGCCAAGGCGCTGTCGGAGTTTAACAAAACGAGGGAGATGGAAAAGGCCAATGCGGAATTTCTACAAAGAGAACTTGAAACACTGAAAAGCATTGAAAGAGGAATCAACGGAGAATAATCCATGCCATCCGTAATTTACAAACCAGCCAGCGGAACCGGCTACGATTTCGAGCTAAAGTCAACACCAATCGCAAGCAAGAGCGATTGGGGGATTGACACCTTGACGGTCGAAATGTGGGGCGCGCAGCCGGGGCTTGTGGCTTACGTCGCCGCGCTGGCACAGGGGCAGACCTATACATACAATTCGCAGACGTGGTATCTCCAAAGCTGGAGCGACGATAAGGATCAGGTGTATCCTACCGTCACGCTAAACTTCAAAGGACTGTTCAGCGGAATCCCGGCTCCATTGGTAAATGGTCAGAATATAAATCAAACCGGCACGATCACAGTTGCAAAAGATACTGTAAATCCAGACGGGACGACCACGCCATCCTCGGCATCTCGAACATTTAGTTATTTCACGCGCCAAACAACCACGCGCTATATTACCACCAGCCGCCCAACGGTCCCGACATACACCACGCCGGATATTCCATTTACGCCAGTGATTTACAAAAGCGAGATACGCGACGCGGACGGAACGCTATACACGGGCAATGCGCCAGCTGCGCTAGTCTCGGGATTGACTCCAGTTGGGAGCATCAACGCCACCACAATGACCTGCACACAAATTATAGCAGGCATCCCGCTTTTCGAGTGCGAAGACGTTTGCACCGTTCTGTTGCCGTCGAACTAGGCCATGCCGCAACAACTGCCAGACATACCCAAGGTTGACCGAAAGACCAGCTATCAAGGGCTGAAAGGAATCGTCGCCAAGCTGCGAGACGAGTTTATCCGATCCTATCTTGTGGACTCGGCGAGCGTTACGGTTGTTGACAATCCGGGAAAAACCAGAAGCGCGGAGGTGAACTTCCCGAATCAGGGAGGCGGCAGCGGAGTGACTGCAACCATCACCCTTGACGGAAGCGAGACAGTGCCGGACGGTGGCATCTTTAAGACTTTCAGCGTTGCGCTTGACGTGCCGGACGGGACGCCTGTTGCCGTTGATACCGGGGGCCAGATTTGGCCCATCACATTCGTCGGAAGCTACGTCACAGGCGGCATTGCCTACCTGCATTTTTGGAGCGAATACGGCTCCGCCAATTTCACCGCCGGGACAATCACCGTTCGCTCGGTTGCCTAAAATTCAATCTTGAATAGTCAACGCATATAAACTAATCTCCGCACATGGCCAACGAATTTACATTTTCCGGCACGTTCCAATTCCTCAAATCGCTGGCCCGCATTTCCGCCGTGGCGACCACTCAGGCGACCGTCTCCGGCACGCAATGCAACGACGGCACGCAAAGCGTTGGAACAAGCTATGAGGCGCTCGACTTTGGCGACATGGGCACAACTCCCGGCTACGTCATGCTGCAAAACCTCGATCCGACAAACTACGTCGAGATTTCCAGCGACGGCGGAGCGACGTATTGCATCCGACTCAAAGCAGGAAGCTCATCCGTAGCTGGTGGCATCGCCGTGTTTTTCAACAACTCTCTAACCACATGGGGCGCGCGGGCAAATACCGCCGCGTGCCTCGTTTCAGTCCGCGCCGTAGCACCATAATCCCATGCCTTCCGCCGGCCAAATTAGTTTCGTTCACGACCAAACCCGGATGCGGTGGATGACCTCGCTGACAAGCGGGCGCTTTCAGCCGCCGCTTGTGCTTCCCGAGGGCGACACGATTGATTTCGTTTTCCGCTGGTCAAACAGCGGAACGCTTTACACGCCGCCCGTTACGCCGGTCTGGATATTCGGCATCAAAGACGCGACCACGCCGAGCGGGGATTTCTTGGTTCAGGTCAACAGCGCATCGGCCAACGCGGGAGTTTATACCTTCACCGTCCCGATTTCGTCGGCGGAATTGCAGGCGTGGCTCGCAACGGCTACCTCGCAAAGCTACGCCGCGATTCAGATCACGGACACGGCAAACGGCATCGCAACGACGCCGTTGCTTTGCCAGATCACCGCAAACCAAAACGACAGCGGCACAACCCCGACCGGCGCGAACGGCACGCTCAACGTCGCCGCCGGAAAGACCGTCACATTCCCGCTAACGCTCACGTTCCCGAGCGCGGCGGGGACGAATGGATACAAGCTCACGTTGGACAATGCGACAACGGGCGCGCTGACTTGGACGGCTGACAATGCTGGGGCACCCGGAGGCAGCAACACACAGGTTCAATACAACAACAACGGCGCTTTTGGAGGCTACGCCATCAGCGGCACCGGCAGCGTGGCGATGACGGACAGCCCGACGTTCACCGGCACTATCGGCGGAGCGGAAATTAACATTACAGGGACAATCGTCGCGGATGTGTGTTACGGATCGAACGGAATCGAAATTGGCTCAAACTCGTCTTATACTTTTGACGATTCAATCGCTGCAAACTTTTTGTATCTCCAAGCCCCTGCGGGACTTTTCGGAACCGACAAAACGCAAACTCTGCAAAACGCCTCCGGCACCATCGCGCTGACCAGCGACATCACCGGCGGCACGCGCGAGGGGAGCTTCACCACGCTGGCGGGCACGAGCAGCGCGACTCTCGGCACCAATGGCGGAACGGGCGGCAGCGTGGTCTTGCGCGGCAGCACGAGCGGCAGCGCGACGATTAACACGAGCAACACCGGAGTGCTGGCCCTTCCGAGTGGCACCACAGCTACCAGCATGGCGCTGACCACGCCCGCTCTAGGCGTAGCCACGGCAACTAGCGTGCAAGTTGGCAACGGAACAAGTTCCGTAACGTCTCTACAAATTGGGAATAATGCCCTTAACGGATTTTATTCGCCTAGCCTTGTGGGAACCGACATTGGCGTAAGTGCAAACGGAACATGGGTGGCATTTTGGAATAGCTCATGGGGGCTAGTCGCGAGGCTGCCAATTATTCCTCTTTCAAACAACGGCACATCCTGCGGAACGTCTGGCCTTCGGTGGAGCGGGGTGTATTCCGTTCTCGGCGATTTTAGCGGTGCGGTAGTATGCGGGACAACGCTTGCCGTCACCGGAGCCACCACGCTGACAGGTCTGCTTACGGCCAATGGCGGGATCACATTGGGAGACGCGCAGAACATCGCTTTCAACACGACGACCGGAACGAAGATAGGCGCGGCAACAACGCAGAAACTCAGCTTCTGGAATGCGACGCCAATCGTTCAGCCGACAACGGCAGTTGCCAGTGCGACCGTTGTTCACACGGGCGGGGGGACAAATATCAAAACGGACGACACGTTTGACGGCTACACGATTGCACAAGTAGTCAAAGCACTACGGAACGCCGGACTCTTAGCCTAACCCACAACCCACAAACCCATGAAATCACTGTTTGAAATCCAAACCGAATCCGGCCAACTCTGGCTTGACATCAAAGCGCAGCTTGACGCGAAAGACGCGCAACTCGCCGACCAAGCCACCGAGGCGAATCTCGCGCGCCAAGCCGCTGCCGACGCTCACGCCGCCGCGCTAGCTGCGAAGGATTTGGAACTGGCTGCGCTGGCAGACCAGCACGCCGCCGACCTCGCCCAAGCCGCATCCGACCAATCCGCCGCTGTGGAAGCCGCGAAGCTCGCCATCCAAACCAACCTTGACGCGCTTGTGACCGCCGCCGAAGCCGCACACGCCAGCGGCGACCTTGAATCCATCGGAGCTGTCATCGCGCAAGCCCGCTCCTACACCACCGCAGCGCGCCGGGCGAAGATCGAGGCAGACCTCGCCGCCGCGCAGGCGGCTGCCGCCGCGCACGCAGCCGCACTCGCCGCGCTGGCATGAGCGACGAGAACCACATCGGCGACGCAGCGGTGCGCGAAGGAGTAGCCTACGGCGTCGGACTGCTTCTGTCCGGGATCGTCGCGTGGATGGCGCTGGCGCGGAAACGCATTGCGAAATGGTGGAACGCCGGAAAGGTAGAACGCGCAGAAAGCGCTGCCGCGATGCGCTCAATCGCGGAATCGCTCAAAACTCTATCCGCCGATTTCCGCGAGAAGTCCGCGAAGGACGATGAGATCATCGCGACGATTCGGGACGGCTTTCGCGCTCTTCTGGACGGGCATCGCGTGAACGCCAAAATGGCCGAACTGGCTCTCGAAAGCTCGCCAACTCCGATGTGGAGATGCGACGCGGAAGGCAATGCCGAATGGGTCAATCCGGCATGCGCGACTTATTTTGGTTTGCCAGTGCGCGAAATGCTGGGCAGCGGATACCAGGCGCGAATCCATCCCGACCATCGAAGGAAAGTCCGCGAGGCTCTTGACCGGACCATTATGTATCACGAGCCGTATAACGTGGAGTATGCAGTGAGGGGGGAACGAAGCTGGAAAAACAGCTTCGCCAGCGGCAAGCCGATTTTGTCCGAGGACGGCAAGACGCTGCTCGGCATCCTAGGGATTGTGGAGCCGGTGGACGCCACCACGGAGCGACCGGAGGAAGACGCCGCCTAGTCTCGGGCCAGGTTCAGCCCGCGAAAACTTTCCGTTGACAGGCGCATAAGCGGGGGCAAAGTGGGGTCACTTATGAGCGGCATTAAATCGGGCGACATTGTGAATTGGCGCACAACAAACGGGCGTGGAAATCCATGCTCACGCCGGGCTGAGGTGTATTTCGCGCCACAAAGCGATACGGTCATGCTTTACGTCTATGGTCTCAAAAAGCTCAAGCGGGTGCCGCTGTCTGAGGTTCGCGCTATACGCACAGCACAGCCTAAAGTGGAAGCCGTCGCGGAAACCGTGAAGCGAATGGACTGCCCGAGTGTGATGCGCGAGCACCTGTGGAGCATCGAGCGTGAAGGCATGATCGAATGCCTGTGGTGCTTCCAGAGGCGTCGCTCGGAGGATAGAGAGCGGCATACCGTGCGCGGTCAACGACTGGCGCAAGAGACGCCACCGAATGCCTGAAACCTTTCGCGCCAGTTCGCTGCACCAAGTGGGTCGGCGTGTCTGGCGCACGTAACCAAACGCGCGAAGAGCCAAACTAATATGAAGACACTGCAACCAGAAGAAACAATGTATGCCCTCTACTGCCGACTGGACAACAGCCGGGAGTGGTGGGCGCAAGAGACGACCAAAAGCAAGGAGGATGCTGAATACTGGCTCAAGCGAAACCGCGAGCGAGAGACCGGGCGGGTGTATGTGCTCGTGAAGAAAGTGACGACGTTTGAAGTCATCGACGGCGCGGACTCGGAAGCGCCAGATTCGCCGACCGTGGGAGATCAGAGATGATCGCCGTCCAAGACATTCCAGATT